TAGACCCAGATGTTGAGCAGCTAGTAATGCCTTACCGCATTATGAGGACCTTCAGCTAATGGCATCTATCTCAGACATCCGCGCTGGGATTGCAACCAACCTTGCAACCATTACTGGTCTTCGCACAGCCGCAGAGATTCCAGATAACCCAAACCCACCAATAGCTATTGTGTCTTTGGATTCGGTCAATTATGACAGGGCCTACGCCAAGGGGCTAGTAGAGTACAACTTTACGGTCACGGTGATTGTGGGTCGTTCAGCCGAGCGTATTGCTCAAAGAGCGCTAGACACCTACATTTCAACAGGGACAAACTCTATCAAAAATGCGATAGAGTTAGACAAGAGCCTTGGCGGTAAAGCCTACGATTGCCGAGTAGCTTCATTGAACTCGATTGGTTCAATTCAACTAAATGACAACACATACCTGGCTGCTGACTTCACGGTCACAGTCTTAGCAAACTAGGAGAAATACACATGCCAAAGTTTTACGCTGCGGATTACAAAATTACCGTAGGAACCGCAAACCTCAGCACTTCAGTAAACTCAGTAACCCTTGACATCACAGCAGACGAAGTAGAGACAACCGCTTTTGGTTCTTCTTACCGCACTCGCATTGGTGGCCTAAAGGATGCTTCAGTATCCCTTGACTTCATGCAGGACTTCGGTGCAGGAGCCGTAGACGCACTACTGTTCCCACTATTGGGATCTACAGTTGCAGTCAAGATTGCACCTACCTCTGGAACCGTTACTGCCACAAATCCGCAGTACGAGTTCAACGCGCTTGTAACGCAATATACCCCCTACAGCGGTGCAGTGGGCGATTTGGCTACCCTTTCAGTTACATGGCCTGTAGATGGCGCAGTAACTAGAGCCACAGCAGCAGCGTAATCCACTAGGATAAAAGAATGAGACTAAACCTACAAGTTGCTTACTCTGCTAAACCAGATGAGCTAAAAGAAATCATTTGCAATCCATCTGACATGGTAAAGCTTGAAACCAGGTTTGACATGTCAATAGCCAGTCTTGAAAACAACATCAAGATTACTCACTTGCTTTTCCTAGCTTGGGCAAGCGAGTCCCGCACTAAAGCAACTACTTTGTCGTTTGAGGAGTGGGTGGACACTGTTGAAAGTGTCAGCCCGTCTGAACAAAAAAAATAGTTGGGCTTGGTGACAGTTCAGCTCATTGGTATCTTGCCACATTAGCTGTCGAAACAGGCATTAGTCCCAGAGAGCTTATGAAGCTCGATGATCGGATGCTCTGGACCATGGGTCGCTATCTTGTATGGCGAGCCACGCACCAAGCACCTAAGCGCTGAGAAGAAGCACCCTTCGGGGTGCTTCTTTTTTGTTCGGTAGACTTAGCTTAGACAGGCGGAATACATGGCATTGAAAATTTACGGTAGCCCCACGGGTGGTGTCCGAGTACATGCCACCGACTACAAGCAAGTCATCAAGCAACTAAAGCTGATAGATCCGACTCAAGCTAAACAACTTAAAAAGCGCTATCGAGAGATAGGTGGCCCAGCACAAAAATCAGTTAGGGATGAGATTTTAACTATAGGTTCAAAAGGCCCAATCTCTGATACAAAAAGAAGAAACCGCATCAGCAACGGTATGCTACACGGTGGTCGTACTGGTTGGGGTACTAACTATGGCTCAACTGGCGGCCCCGTATCTGGAGTGAAAAGGTATCCTTACCAATCAGTTTTGCTACAAACCCTAGAAAGAGCGAAAAAAGGTCAAACAGGTATCGTAAGGCTGGTGGTTCGGTCAGCAGCTACGGTACTGACAGACTTGGCTCAAAATTACAGGGGTCGCTCGCTTAGCCGCCCGTACAACATTCGTTTGTTTGGCGGTCCTGAAGTTAGCCGTCAGCACAGAATTACCTATTTTTCAGTCGGTAGCTTTATCAGAAAGCTTGGAGCAGTAAAGAAAAAAAGCCTTAAGGGTAAGTCGAGAAATGTTTATCCAGGTTTTGACAAGTCAATCCCAGCCGTAAAAATCAAGGCAGAAATGGCTATTAGGGAAGCCGTAAAATTTATAGAAGCAAACATAGACAGGATTAGCAAATGAGCCAAATGTTCTTGAATGTGGTCAGCACATTCAAAGGCGATGGAATTACTCAAGCCACTAGGCAACTAGGAGCGTTTGGTAAGCAGACTAACTCATTTGGTTCTATTCTTGGCAAGGTTGGTACGGCCTTAGCCTCATTTGGTGTTGCAACTAAGGCTATTCAATTCGGTAGAGAAGCTATTACCTCTGCTCGTGATCTTGAAAGAAACCTTTACGCTCTAAATACTGTTTTTGATGACCTAGCTCCTGGCATGAACCAGTTTGCCAAAGATGCTGAAAATCTTGGTCTAAGTCAGTCCAAGGCTGCCAAGGCTTCTGTATTCATTGGTTCGGTTCTAAAGCAATCTGGCTTTGCAATGAGCGATGTTGCCAAGGAAACAAAAAACCTTGTAACACTTGGTACTGACCTAGCTGCCTTGTATGGCTACGATGTCCAAGAAGCTTTGCTTGGTATGACCGCACTATTCCGTGGTGAGTACGACCCGATTGAGAAGTTCGGTGTCGCTATGAAGCAGAGCGAAATTAACTCTGAACTTGCTGCAAGAGGACAAGACAAACTTCAAGGAGCTGCCCGCCGTAATGCTGAGCAGATTATTCGGTTGGAGCTTTTGTACCAAAGAGCTGCCGATGCGATGGGGGCTTTTACAGGACAAAGCGGAAGCCTTTACACAGAGCAAAAGAAGCTCGGTGCAACCTTTGAGAACATGCAGGCACAGATTGGTACTGCACTTCTTCCTTCAGTAGTAGACCTAAACGAAGCACTACGAATCATGCTCGTAGAGATAACTCCATTGCTAATTAGCATGTTCGAGAGCATTGCAGAGGGACTAGAGGGTGTTGTTGGCATTTTCAATGACGCTATGGACCCCACTACAGAACTTGGTGAGAGCTTTGCTGCTCTAAACATTCAGGCAGAATCACTTGCTCAAACAATGGGCGCGGAAGACTTCAACTTTGATGTTTTTGAGTTCGGTGCATTAGTAATCAGAAGCGTTGTGGATTTTGTACACGACCTTATGAGATCACTAGAAGATGTCATCATTCATCTTCAGGTAGCTGGGATAGCTATAAACGACTTCTTTACTAACCGTGAGAAGTTCGATAACACCGACTATGTTGCCATGCGTAAAGAGCTTATGGCGGTTGCAGACGGAGCAAAGGACATTCGCCTAAACGGTGAGACTGCTAGTGATTCAATCAAGGCAATGCGAGATGCTGTTGCAGATGCAGATAGTGCAAAGCTAGATAACCTTAAAACACAGCTTTTCGGAATTAGGATTTCTGCAAGAGAATCTGCTAATGAGATGCGTAGATTTAGAGAGCAGGCGGGACTTCCTGCTCTTGGTAAAAAAACCACTACAAGCACAGATACTGAGACCAGCACAACCACGGGTGGCAAACCAGCAGCTGCTGCGCTAAGTGCTGTCGAACAACTGCAAAAAACACAATCTCTAAGTATAAAACAAGCCGAAGCACAAGGCAAGCTTTTAGGCGTTGGTTTGGAGCAAGGTGTTGTAGATCAAATTTTGTCTATGACTAAGCCAGTCAAATCGGCAAATGATATCTTCAAGAATCTTACTAAAAAGAACGGTGAGCTTTCTAAAAAAGGCATTGCAGCAGTAGCCAAGTACAATTCTGACTACAATGCTGGTATTGAGCAGGTAAACAAAAGACGCGATGAAGCTGCTCAAGCTGCTATTGCACAGGCTCAAGAGGCAAAACGACTAGCTGAAGAATTAGAACAAGCCGAGAAAGCTCGTATTGCGGCATTAGACCAGCTATACGCTAACTTCCTAGATTCAATCAAAGGCACATTTGCTGGAATCAAAAACGCTATTATGGGAGCCTTTGACATCACAGGACTTGGCGGATCTACAAACGCAATTATTCGTAACATGAATAAGCTACTCGCCAAGATGAAGTCGTTTAGCGCAAATGTCAAAAGCCTTGCAACCATGGGTCTGGACCCTGCCCTACTACAGCAGGTTATTCAAGCTGGTCCCGTAGCTGGCTCTAGGCTCGCTGCTGCTCTTGTAGCTGGTGGAGCAGGCGCTTTAGGTGAAATAAATGCAGGATTTATGCAGGCTGGCTCACTTGCCTCTGAAATTGCCACAACAGGTACTCAGTCGCTATTTGACACTCGAAGACAGCAAAGCGTTTACAACATTACCGTCACAGGTGGAGTCGGTTCTGGAGCCACTATCGGTAAGGCTATCGTAGACGCTATCAAGGACTATGAGCGCACCTCTGGTGCTGTCTGGCAGGGCGCGTAATGCCAGCTCCCGCAGTCAAGGTTGAGCTTGGTCTAAACCTAGGTCAGCGCGACCCATACGCTTTTGTTCTCGACAGCGCAACGCGAGGCGTACTTGACGGCACTAGCTTTACTCTCGGTGGCGAGCGCTTCTTTGACATCACTCCAAGACTTGTCACAGCCCAGATTCGGCGCGGTAAGTCTCAAGCCCTAGATCGCATTGACGCTGGTGTACTTTCGGTCACAGTAGATAACTCAGATAGAACCTTTGACCCACTATACGAAAACGGTCCATATTTCGGTCAGCTTATCCCTAGGCGTTCGGTTCGAGTCACAAGCAACGATGCTCCTGTCTTTATTGGCTTTGTAGATGACTTTGACATTCAGTACGAGCCTGGCGTGCAGTCTGTTGTTCGTATTGACGCTTCTGACGCTCTTTCGGTTCTTACTAACGCAGGGCTTGAGGAGTTCACTCCTGACTCAGAGCTATCGGGCGCTCGCATAAACACAGTTCTTGACAGACCTGAAATTGACTGGCCTGCTGAGCTAAGAGAGATTGACGCTGGAAACTCAACAATGCTTGACACAGATGTCGCAGAAGGCACAGGAGCGCTTGAGTACCTACAGCTTGTAGCTAACTCAGAGTTCGGTACTTTGTTTTTGGGCAAGGATGGCAAGGTTGTTTTCCGCGAGAGAAACGCTGTCCCGAACATCCCTGACCTAGTATTCTCAGACGAAGTAGTTGCAGGCGCTTACACAGGTATTCAGTTTGCCGATGTAAACATCATCTACGGATCAGAGAACCTGTACAACAGAATTGCCCTAACAAACGCAGATGCCATCCCAGAAGAAGCCTTTGCCGAGGATGCTACTTCTCAGGCAGTCTACGGACCAAGAACTCTAAGCCAATCAGGACTGCTTATTCAGGACCCAGAGCAGCTTCAGTTCCTAGCCGACTTCTTCCTAGCTCGCTACAAAGAGCCTCAGTACCGTTTTGAAACAGTCACAGTAGTCCTAGACACCCTAAGCACCGTAAACCAAGACAAGGTACTAGACCTAGAAATTGGTGACATTGTTCAGGTTCGGTTTGAGCCTTCTGACATTCCACCAGCCATCGAGCAATACTGCCGTATTATCGGAGTGAACCACGACTGGACCCCTGGTAGCAAGAACATTAGCTTTGCCCTAGAGCGCCTAGACTTTGCGGTATTTATCCTAGATGACGCGGTACTCGGTGAGCTGGACAATGACCGCCTTGCCTACGAGTAGTAAACTAAAACGAGAACAAAAGGAAACCAATGCCAAGAAAAACCTTTACCGCTGGTGAAGTCCTAGCTGCTGCTGATGTAAACCTGTACCTCAGCAACGAAGTGGCACTTACTGTCTCCACCGCTACTACTTACACAGTTGCAACCTCTGACCGCTACAAGATTCTTGAGTTTGACTCTGGATCAGCAGTCACAGTGACTATCGGAACTGCCACAGCTTTCCAGGCTGGCGAGCGTGTAGACATCTTGCAGGATGGTGCTGGCACAGTGACTATACAGCGTGACGGAACAGCCACCACCCTTGCAGGTCGCGGAACCGCTGGAACCGCTTACCGCATTGGTCAGCGTTATGACGCTGTATCTGTTGTCTGTGTGGGTACTAACTCATACAGGGTGATTGGGAACGCGACAGCCGTCTGATGACTCTCTCAGCGTTAGGTATTTTTAGTGCTGCTGGGGCTGGTGGGGGAGTAGCTGCTTCTGACTTTGACCTTCTTGAAACTCAGATTTTAGGTAGCAACCAAGCTTCTATCACTTTCAGCAGCTTAGGCACATACTCATCTACTTATAAGCACTTACAAGTTCGCTGGGTTGCTAGAGCAAATGTGACTGCTTTCAACCGAGATGACTTCTGTTATAGATTCAACGGAGATTCTGGAAACAACTACAGCGAACACGGTTTATCTGGTACAGGTTCTGTGGTTGGGGCTGGAGCAACTTCAAGCTTTAATAGAGGATTTTGCGGAAGCTTGGCAACTGCCGAACAAGCTAGTGGAATCTTTAGCTCTGGTGTAATTGACATTCTTGACGCTTACGCTACAAAAAATAAAGTTGTTAGGACTCTATTTGGTCGAATGACAACCAGCTCACCTTACTCTGTTGGCCTTCAATCATCTATGTACATAAGCACATCGGCAATTACATCACTTGAATTGTTTGCCAGCTCTGGTCAAAATCTAATTACAGGGACTCGTATGAGCTTGTACGGAACAAAGGGATAACAAATGCCAACACCTACTTATACACCTCTAGCTACTGTGACTCTAGGTTCATCAGCAGCTTCTGTGACCTTCTCATCTATTCCAGCAACTTACCGAGATTTGATTTTAGTGACCGACACACTTGCCTCATCAAACTCTTTGGTTCTAAGGCTTCGCTTCAATGCG